ATTCCTTTCTTGTGCCGGATTCTGTTTCCAAGCTCCGGCGGGCTCAGTAGTATTATGCAGCTAGTGCATAACCTACAGGAGCAAAATCATCGTTTGCATTTAGTTTTGTGTAACTCCATTACCTGTCGAACCTATTTCAGCCCCAATTAAGAACACTATAGACCAAAGTCCATTCTCCATGGATACATTGTATATCCAATTGGAGATAATATAAACTCTTCAGTACTTATTAATACAACAAGAGCAAATATTATTCTAGCCCAAGTTGGCCAAGTTTTTATCCAATTAATTAAAGGTTTTAATGCCCAATCTAATAATCTCATATAACCACCCCAAAATCTATCACTTAAACTATATGGAGGAGTTTTCCAAACTACAAGAATTAAAATTAACCACCAAACCCAAACTGGATGATCATCACTTAAAATATAGCCAAAAGCAAAAGGCAAACACATTGCTGTTAAGTACAACCCTATATATTTTCTAAGATGTTCAATCATTTTAATGTCCTTATGGTGGAGCTGCCGAGTACCGCCCTCGGGTCCAAATAACTTCCACGTTACTAATCTATTTATTATACCACACATTCACTCTTTTGTAAATATATAAATAGGAAATAGAGCGAGTTATATTTAAAATTGAAATTAATCATGATTAACCCCTAACATGAGGTAATTATGATAGATCCAGTATCCGCACTGGCCACAGCTTCAGCTGCGTTTTCTGTTCTGAAGAAAGGTTTTCAAGTCGGTAGAGATATCGAACAAATGGCGGGTGATTTAGGCCGTTGGATGGGAGCTATGTCTGATCTAAGTGAAGCAGAAAGATTAGCTAAAAACCCTCCTATATTTAAAAAATTAGTATTTTCAGGTTCAGTAGAAGAAGAGGCAATGAACGCTTTTGCAGCTAAGAAAAAAGCAGAAGCTATGAGAGATGAACTAAAAACTTTTATAATGTTTTCTCAAGGAACTAAAGCTTGGGATGAATTAGTTCGAATGGAAGTTAGTATACGTAAACAAAGGAAAGAAACTATATACGCACAAGCTGAAAGAAGAAAAAAGTTTCTAGAAATGGTTGCAATTACAATAGGTCTTATAGGATTAGCAGCAATGTTAGTCGGTATGGTTTGGGTCGTTTATCAAGCGTATATAGGTAATTTATAATGTTAGACGTTATGCTGAAATCTAGAATTGAAGGACTAAGAGAAAGAGCTAATATTAAAGAAGCTTATAACGGTAATTTTATTAGCTTATTAGCACGTATAAAAAAAGCCCAGGCTAAAGCGGGCTTAGATTATGATGACTTAGTTGATAATCCTATAAAAAAGCCATCTTTATCAGATAAAATTGCTACTCTAGGGATACCTCCGGAGCCCCGGCGTAGTGCTCAACTTCTGGATGAAGCTGATCGTGAATATGAAGCTGTATTAGCGCGTAGTGAAGAACTTTCAAAAGATCTTTCCTGGAGTCCGAAGAAGAACCTTTCTTCCCGTACCTCTGGGCGTACTTAAGAACATTTCCAATACAAAAACCAGTTCCATGGCCAGCGTCTACTATAAATTCGGTGGCTTGGAACTTTTCTTTTGAGTAATGAGCTTCATAGGTCGAATCCACATAAGTAGCAAATTCTTCAATATTATTTTTTTCATTAAATTTATAATCTATCAATTACTTCTCCCATCTATAAAATATATGATCTGCAATTTTAGCAGTTCTAGTTTTAGTTTTAGCCCAAGAAGGTAAGACATAATAAGCGTGATAATGAGTTGCTCCACTTGTTCTGTCTTCTAAATAACCACCCTCTACTTTCATTGCTATATCATATATTATTTCAAATATTTTATAATCTTTGTCTGGAATCTCATCTTTCTTTCCATCACAAAACCAACTAAATTGACACTTATTTTTAATTGGATAATAAGTATTTTCGTCTTTCCAAGATTTATACGTTGGTCCTTGCTCTATTACTTCACATACTGAATCTGGATAACGATTATCAGAAACTCTATTCATAACAACATTACCCACAGCAATTAATCCTTCAACTGTTTGATTACGTGATTCCCAATACATATTTTTAGCCATACATAAAACTTCGTCATCCCAAACATCATGGCTTGCATTAACTGGTTTCATAAATGTTACACCTAAAAATCCTATTATTGCTAAAGCACTTAAAAAGTTTCCAGCAATAGAAATTACTATCTTGTTTACCTGCATTGTATTCTCCTCTTATATTATTTATTATAAGAAGTATTATACTACACTTTTTTATAAATGTAAACCTTTTTTTTATTTAATTAATAAATTTAGTAATAATTGGAAATATATCTTTTAAAACTACTGCACATTCTATTGCTATATCTCTATGTTCAGCCTGAGTACCATTAGCGGATCTTAATTGTATGTAATGAATCCAACTTCTAAGAGTTCCATTCATATATAATCTGCTTATAGTATTTCCTTCAGGCAATACAACTCTAGCTTGTTCTTTAGCTACTCCATTATCAATAGCCCACTTATAAGCAGTTTCAGCTTCTTTTTGAACACGATTTTGTGCAGATGCCCATCTTAATTGAAGATGAATATCATCCACTACAATGCTATTTTGTCTATTCTTTTTATCCTGCATACGAGCTTCTCTGGTTTCAAAAGTATTAGCAAAAGCTTCGTCTGGATTAGCATATCTTTGACTAAATTCTTGAAAACTAAAACTCCTATGTCTTAATATCTGTCTAGCAATATCTCTAGTAGTTTCTATTTCTATGCAAGCAGATACCATTTCGAAGGGCGACCAGTGTTTTTCTTTTGCGAGATAGGTAAGTAACCTTTCTGACGTTTCAGAGTTATTTTGATTCGCGGGATTCGAAACACGGGCGCAATACGCGATAAGGTCTTGAGCATCTTCTGTCTCCTTTGATACTGGTTGAGAATAACTTATAAGCTTAACTTTCATAACCTAAACACCAATTTTCTGCAGCTTGTTGTGCTAGTTCTTCAGCTACTCTAATATTTTTTATTTCATAGGTTCCTGTTAAATCTTTTTCTCTTATTACAGTTCTTACTTTTTTTTGAGCATCGAATAATTCAACGCTAAACATTCTGCTAGATTCATTGAATAATACTCTAGCTCTTCTATTTTGCCATATATCATTACCCCAGTGTTCGGATATTAATTTAGACTCTATTCTCTTAGGTTCTTCATATATAGCATCTATCATTACGACACCTGAATAGCTATATACACACAAAGAAACAAAATAATTAATTTACCGTAGTCTAAATCAAATTTAGTGCCTTCACCATATGATTTTTCCCAGGCTTCCCTAATTGTTTTCATATTTTCCACTCCTTAATATTTTCGTCTTTAATCCTTTGACCTGCTTTACTTTTATCAAAAATTGGAGTATCATCAGTAAGAGTTTGTTGATTTTCTTCAACATCATATAGTCTCATCTTACTTCTATCAACTCCAATAACAAATCTCTTGTTTTGAGTTGGGTCATTATATCTATTCTTTAATTGCTTAACCATTAGCTGACCTAGGCCTTCTAATTCTTCTGTAGATATAATAGCGAACATCAAGTCGGCCGTCGCGGGTAATCCAAAAGATTCGGACGTGTCTTCAAGCCCAACATCCGAGTTAGAAAAACCACTACGCGTCGTCTGCGTTGCAGAGAAGATCGGGACATCATATTCCACTGCAAGGCCTCGTAATTCTTCTGCAATTGCTTTAATATATGAATAAGAGTTAATTGCACCGCCTAATCCTTTCATTCTTGAACTAGAACATATATTTAAATAATCTACAAATATTATATTAGGTTCAAATTGTTTCTTTAATTTTAATTCATTTAATAATGCTCTAAAGTGTCCAGTATGAGCAGATCCAGTAGGATATTCTTTAATTATTAATTTACCAGTTGTTTTGCGAGATAAGTCTGCGACCTTAGTAGTGAACATATCCTTTGATAAGTTTTCAAGTTGGTCTATAGGGACATTTAATAAATTAGCATCAATACGTTCAGCGATTCTTTCTTCAGCCATTTCCATTGTTATATAAAGAACATCATGGCCTTCTGTTAAAGCAGACGCAGCAACGTGACACATAAAGAGAGATTTACCTACACCAGTTCCGGCTAATGCTATATTTAATGTTTTATTAGGAACACCACCTTTAGTAATCTTATTAAAATAATCTAAGTCAAATTTTATACGATCTTCTTCTTTATGATAAAAATCAAATCGTTCTTCTACGTTTTCAATATAGTCATGGCCTACGTTACGATCAAATGAAACTCCTAAAGCTTTTGATAAAACATCGGGTAAAGCATTTTTAGTAAGTGATTCGTGTTTACCATCAATAATAGAAATTGATTCCATAATAGCATTATAGACTGCTCTGTCTTGACACCACTTTTCTGTTGAGTCTAATAACCAATCACTATCTACTTTTTCAGAAGTATATAGTTGAGGAATAATATCCATAGCTAATTGATAATTTTCATCTGTGAACGTAGTAGATTCGTTTAGCTCTATACTAAGAGCTTCGTATGAAGGAAGTTTATTATATTTTCCTACGTATTTTCCGGCTTCTTTAAATAAAGATTTATATACTCCTTGAAAGTAATCAGGCTTAATAAAAGGAAGAACTTTACGCATATATTGTTCATCGGTAAGCAAATTACGAAGTATTGTTTGTTCTATATTAGCCTTCAAATTTTTCTCCAGTTTCTTTGTTAACGAGTGCGCCTCTTTTAGAACCTTCATCTAATATTTTTCCTAAAATATATGCTGAAGCGGCTTGCATCTCTTTGTTTTCGACTGTTAATTCTGGATCCGGTGATGATACTATTTTAAAACTAAAGTGCAAAGCTTCTTCTTCATCATGCATTTCAATAGCATCATATTTTATGACCGTTTCTGGAAAAGGTCCTCCTAAAAATCTAACGTTCCAAGAAGCTTCATCGTCCGGATCTGGTATTAGTTCAAATTCATTATCCATAGTTAATTATACCACACTTTT